CCATCACGATCTTCTGCTTCTGTACCACCATGAACAAAAGATACAATCTTGCCTCGTTCATCAGCTTTAGCCGATATCATTTGATTTAATATCTCACCGTGCTTTTCAACCAATGCATATAGCACTAAGGTATTACCATTGAGCGACAAAGCTAAATTACGAATGAATTTGTTTCTAGCCTCATTTGATACTATACGATCAATTTCATCTTGGTAAGATGCATCTTTTGACAAGGGTTCGGGATGCTTCAATACCAATACCTTGATATTTAAATCTGCAACATGACCCGCATCCATCAAGTCTTTGGTCTTGACCAATCTTTCAATCTTACCAAATAGACCTTCTAGAACAAGTTCATTGACTTCTGAACCATCTAAGGTACCAGTCATACCAAATCTATATTTTGTTGAAGGCATCTTAGTCATTATATTGATAAGACTTTTAGCCTTGAAAAGATGTGCTTCATCACCGATGATCGTATCAAATTGAGAGAAAAATTCCTCACCCATCTCATATACGGACTGCCAAGTAGATACGGTAACACCATCTACAGCTTTCTTTTCTTGACCGCCTCTGATGCCATGTATCTGACCGATATATCCGTAGTCTTGAAAATCCTTGACCATCTGAATAACCAGAGATACTGTAGGCACCACAATTAATGTGCGACCGCCAAACCATTGTGATATAAGATATGCGACCATGGATTTACCGCTGGCCGTAGGTGATATGAATACAGCACGGCGCATACGAATGGCTAATGCAAGCGCGCGTATCTGATAATCTCTAGGCTCTACTGGTAGCTTTAGGTCGCGAATAAAATCTTGGATTTCGACTAATGATGCTTCATCTTCTGAAATAAGATCATCATCAACTGATACATCATAACCAGATTCTTCTAAAAATGATCTAACACTATGGGCTAGCCCTGCATACATTGTATAATTGCGAGCATTGAATAGACGAACTTTACCGTCCCAGACTTTGCTTCTATAAGTCGGCATGAATTTTGCGCCAGGTACTTCAAAGGTATATTTTTCTGATACCTCTCTTGCAACAGAACCTGAGCATTGCAGGCGCATGGTTGATTCATCGATTTTGAGAATATGTACCTGCTCGGTCATTTCATACCTACGGTTAGCTTGCGCCAGTCAATTACATTTTTGATCTGGAAGCCTCGATTGTTTATCGATCTCATAATCTCCTCAAGAACCATCACACATTCTTGATGAAGACCCAGCATTGACTCAAGACGTATCATGGCTGCATCATTATTCACTCGCTCATCAATATCACCTCTTATGACGCGCTCCATGAATTGCTCACGACCTAGCTTTTCAAGTTCATCTTGAGTGGCCTTGCCTGAATAATAAGCAATTAGCAATCGTGTAAGCGTCTTTTTATTAGCGGTTAGCTCACGAACTTTAGCACGCTCTTTTGAAAGCAATGCCAAATATTTTCCATGAAGCATTGGAACCTTGATGCTCTCAAGGTCCAAGTTTAGGTCATCCAACTTTGTGTCGATAACCCACATGTCGAGAATGTCTTGTGTTTTCATCATCTAGCCATAATACCAGGTTTCTAGGCAAATGTACAGAACTAAATGCGTTCTAATGTATATTTTCTGTAAGAAAATGTAGCTGTAGCTTCAAGATATTCAACATCATTGGCCATTGATGTAAATCTAAGTGCTGACAAGCTAGTAGGAAATGCATCACTAAAGAAAGCATTCAAACCGGGATTTTTATGACTTGTCAATACTGTTAGTGTAGCATCTGATGTAAGAGTCATTGCGCTACCTATTGTATTTGGTGTCGCAAGTGGTGAAGATGCAGATAGATCACGAAGTTGTTTCAAGCTATTGGGGTGCCCAAGACCCTCAAGCCAGTTAACCATCTCAATATAATTTTTCATATCTTCATCGACACGAAACGTGATGGTCAGAGGATCATATGCAATCTTATCACCAGGTCTTACTAATGTACCTACTGGTGTTGGTGTATTGATTGGTGTCATACTAATCGCAGGGATATCGACCGACTGGCAGAAATAATTGACCATCGGTAGACGACGAAGGGTAAACTTAAACCCTAACGGCGAAAGATAATTCAGATTGGTAGGTTGGTCTGTTATGGTGCTCATCGATTCCTCCCTACCTATTTAGGCACAAAAAACCCCGTGAGATTTCTCCCACGGGGTTTGTTACTAGGCTGTCGCCTGATATTACATCAGGTTTGTTACGGCAACAAAGCGATAGTAGATGTTCGCCTTCGCATCGCCGAATGAACCAATTGTACCGTCGGCTGTAGTTGTAGCAAACGGATTGGCCACAATACCGTAACGAGTCTTGAAGCCAATCTTCGGCTGGAATGTGTCCTGACCGATGGCACGAACCATCTGGAGCGGCACATACGGGCAGTAGAACAGACCGGCATCGAAGGCTGAAGAACCCTTGTAGCCAACTGTCAGATACTGCTTGCCAGTTGATGATGAGAAGTACGGGTCGATGTAAACGCGGATGCGGCCGTTAAGCACACCAGCGAATGTGTTACCCGTGTCATCAACCTGAAGGTTCGCTGATAGAGCAGGTGTATAGTCAAGCACACCAGCCATTGACAGAGCTGAAGCAACGTCTGATGAGCAGATCATCACGTTGCCCTTACCGCGACGAGTCGCCTTCGCGATTTGGTTAGCTTCACGCTCGATCTGGAACAGCAGACCCTTGAACTTTTCAACCATCCAGCGACCGTTTGAGTCAACGTCAAGGTTGAATGTGCCTGTTGAGGTCACATTTTCTTGAGCGCCGGCTGTGGCGGTGTAGTTGATTGTGCGAACCACTTCGCGGTTGATTTCCGCAAGAATTTCAGCAGACAGAATGTTCGCAAGTTCTGATTCGGCATCCAGACCATGGATAGCCTTCAGATCCTGCGCCAGTTCCATGGTGTATTCAGCCTTCAGCGCACGAGACACAGCGGTCACGGCAACCTTCTCGACTGAGAACGCCATTTGCTGGAATGCATTGGATGAACCGTCACCCAGAGCTTCCGCACGGGCTGTTGTCATACCGGTTGACATTGTATAGCCTGAAGCGCCAGCCTTCACACGGCCTGTAGGATCTGAACCGTCCTGAACGCGACCAGATGAAGTATTCGCGACAACAAAGCGAGAAGCTGTGTTACCTGCAGCCGCTGAAGTGAATGTTGTATTCGCTTCATTGAACAGCGCTTCCGTACCTGTCTGTGAATCATAGCGTGAGCGCAGAGCGAAGATCAGGCCTGTTGGGCCAGTCATCGGCTGCACGCCGCAGATGTCATAGGCAATCAGGTTTGGCATCGAGCGACGAACCAGTGAGATAAGCACTGGATCGAAGATATCGATATTACCCGCGCCGGCAACTGAAGAAGAAGCACCCATCGCATTCGCGGGAGCAGCTTCACCTAGCAGACCAGGCGCGCGGTAGCCGCCTGAGCCAATCGCTTGCTGGCGTGAGTCATACTCTTGGTTTTCCAAGAGCTGAGCCAGCACGGCACGCTTGTGTGAATCCTTTACGGAGGGGAGGTCACCATGGTCGATGACCGCGCCCCACTTCTGGATCAGAGACTCTGTATTCATGGTAGTTCCCTTTCCTAGGAATATTGGCTATTTAGCCGATCAGAACTTTTTAACGGTGCGTGAGATTGCTGAGACATAAGCGGACATCGGCCCTGAAGTCTGCTCATTGATATTTTCAATGGGATCAGAATCAAGAGCAGACTCTGTGAGAACTGACTTCAGAGCAGCCTTACGGCCTGACGGGAAGTAGCCTTCACGGAGGTCTTGTAGCTTAGATGAGAATGACTCAACATCGTTAAATTCAACAGACTCAGCAAGCTTACGCAGCTTTTCAGCCTGAACATCTGTTAAACCTTCTGTCGCTTCCGCGATCAGCGCACCACAAACTAGAGCTTCATTTTCTGCACGAAGCTCAACTGACTTTTCAATTTCGCTATTCAGCGCATCCGTCAATTCTTCAACCTGAGCAGCTAGTTGCTCAACCACATCTTCCTTACCTTCCGGCACGTCGATGTAGTGTTCGCTAAAGAGGTTGCGAAGACCTGACATGAATGAATTTACGATTTCAGAACGTAGGCCTGTTTCAACGGCCAGCTTGTTTTCGTCCATCCACTGCTCAACAACGTGGTCAAGATAAGAGTCAAGCTCTTCCACAACCTGTGTTACGCGGGAATCAACAGCTTCTTCGATTTCGGCCTCATGAATAGATGCCATTTCTTCCAGCTTCTCATTGATCTTAGAAACAAGAGCTGTCTGGAAGATATCAGAAACCTTGTTCTTGAAATCTTCTGAAACTTCAGCGCCTTCAAAGATAGCGCGAACGTCATCAGCGATATCTAGGTCTTCTGATGTTACGCGAGGTGGTTGAGCAATCTTTGATGTACCCTGCAAAGGAGCAGAATGTTCACCGTCAGGTAGACCCATCACTTTAGCATATGTTGCCTTAAGATCACCCTTCTTCATCTTTGTCACTGTATTCACGATGGCTGAAACCATCGCTGAACGTGACGCAGGGTCAACAGAAGTTGGTGATGTGCGGATGATACCATGCTCACCACCCTTATCGCCACCGGGAGGTGTAACTTTGTTACCAACTGCATCGGGAACGTGAGCGCCAGTGGCATCCACCTCGTCGATCTGCTTTCTTTCGTTCATTTCCTGTCTCCCTTGGGACTTAGATGATGATCTTGTGATATTTATAAAAATGTGGTTATTAAAGCTTTGAAATGAAATCGCGGAATACACCTAGCACTTCTGTTTCGGTGCGACGTGAGCGAGCGGCTTCATTGATACGATTTTTATAGCCTGCAATATCGACTTCTTTTAGAATGCCGTTATCCCAAACCCATTCTTTACCTTCCATAACGCCATGCACAAATGCGTCTGGGGCCGAAGGGTCAGCGACAATATCCGCAGCTGTTGCTAGATGAAAGTCATCTTGAACTTCCATGCAACCATTACGTTCCTTTAAAGAACCCATACCACGAGTAGATACTCCAAGACGAGCACCTTCATCCATAAGATTCTTGACAATATTACCGTATGGTGTATCCATGATCTTGGCACGACCGATGTAATTATTTCCATCTTCGCGCAATTCTTTGATCATGTGAGATACACGCTCAAGATTGATGGTAGGTCCTGATGGGTGGCCAAGCTCACCATAAGCACGATTTTGTTTGATATGTTCATCGACATATCGATTAACTTCGCGCTCCATGATATGCTTTGGATATGAACGGTTATTGCGGTTCTTCTGTTCGGCCTGCATAAACACGCCTTCGATGAAATAACTGCGACCACCGCGCTCATTGGCTTCGGTGATAACTTTCAATTCTTCATTGACTTCGCATATGAGTTTCATTGAAGTTATTCCTTAGTAAGATGAACCACCGGCAATTACCGGTCGTTTGTGTAGTTTGATTACCAAGGAAGCAGGACCAGTGCCTGCTCTAGTCACTACAACATTTGCGGCTGCTTCACCGCCTGTCTCAAGACCAATACCAGCCGCTTGAAAATCCATTGTGCCATTTAATGCAAGATTTAATACATTGTTGGCGCCGCGCTTGATATTAAATGTTACACCATTTGCAGCCGCCCAAGATACGACTGAAATAGCCATTTCTTGAACTGTCTCACCTGCTGAGTTAGCAGCCACAACAGCATTGGAACTGTTTAGAGCGATATAGCCGCCGGCAGAAAAAATGCCGGTGACATAACCACCCTTAATTCCTTTATTGACTACGCGATCAATGGCCATCTTCTGACTCCTGGGCGTCAATGCTAAATGCAAAATCGATTAGCTCGCGGAGACCTTCTGCGCTAGATGAACCAATCTCAATAAATTTCTTAGCATTTTCATCTTCAAGCAGTGAATAAACCTCAGCTAGCTTTTCAGCGATTGTATCAGCCACATCTACATGACCATCTTCAAAAATTACGCGACCACCAATACGAGATTCTACAATGCGAAGAATCCCAAATTGCATTGATTCGCGGAATTGTTTGATTGATACTCTAGGAGTTTTTGCAGCAAACGGAGCAACCGCTGATGGTGAAGTGCGAACTGGTGATGTCTCGCCGCCGCGTTTATCAGCATAATTTGTTGGTGTCTGCTTTGTATAAGAACCTAGCTCAGGGCCCTTCACAGTTGATGTACCTTGAGTGACCTTTTGACGCTCACCAATTTTAGGTTCATCACCTGCGCGATGATTGATACGTGTCTTAGTATCGGCCTGATTCTTATTATTGTCTTGATCACCAAAGTCTGTTGTGGTGGATGTATGCATGGCCTTGAAGGCCTTTTCACCAGCAGCTTTTGGTTCAAGAGAACCAGATTCATCATCATCTACCGAAGTATCAGAACGATATGTACGCTTCTTAGCTTGAACGGTGGCGACATATGCGCCAGCGCCTTCACGTAGGCGAAGCGCCTTTTCTCTAATATCTTTAAGAGTCTTCGCCATTTGTCGCCTCCGATGATTGTGCATCAGGAGCAACATCACCGAACATTTGCGAAGCGACGCTAACCTTTTCAACATCCATTCGATTAACCAGTTTATCCATCAAGATGCTTTTGATGGTCTGAGAAAATTCTACTGGATTACCAACACGAAGGCTATCTACTGCGTCACGTATAGAATCAAGAGACATTACAATATGCTCCTATTGTTAAACTTGTGGTATATTTATAATATCATTTACCAAACATCTGTCGCCATGTAGCTATCTCAGATTCCATAAATCTTTCGGTATCACTAAGATTATTTTGTGTAATCCAAGATTCTTCAACCCCTGTACCAAGTATTCTGGTTCTAGTATCGGGATGATTTAATGCTCTGTTGATCATGACATTAAGTTGTTCTCGTATAGGTCTAGGTGTATTTGATCTAACAAATATTCCCTGCCAAACATAAAAATCATGGTTTATACCCAATTCTCTAAAGGTGGGTATATCAGGATGATTAGAAACACGACGATCAGAAGTAACAGCTAACATTCTGCCACCTCTACCATGTAATTGAGAACCAACAGGTACTGTATCAAACATTATAGTCAATCTACCAGCTAGGAAATCGGCGACTGCTGGACCAGATCCTCTATATGGCACATTAACCATCGACCCGCCTATTGATGATGCGAAAAGATATGAGGCCATTGCTCCAGTCCCGCCACCACCTGTGCTATAATAAGTGTAGAAATCAGGTCGCGATCTAATTGCGGATACTAAAGAATTAAAATCTTGTATTTCTGTATTTACAGTAGGAATCATAAGTGTCATAGGAGTTTTGATAGCTACAGCAACTACAGAAAATTCTTCTCTAGGATCAAAAGGCATATCAGGAACATAATGTCTACTAGTAGTAAATCCATTTGCTACATTGATTAATGTATGACCATCGGCTGGCTGATCAATAACAAATCTACCACCAACAGTAATATATCCACCTGATCTATTTTCTACATTAATTTGTCTATTTGATGTAGATGTAATACCATCCGCAAGAATCCTAACAAATACATCAGACTGACCACCTGGTGCAAATGGTACTACAAATCTTATCGACCTATTTGAATCTAAAGATTGTGCATTAACAGTAGACGTCACCAAAGTTGCTGCCATCATAATGGCAGCAAATAACAAATGAATCATAAAATCACTCCTATGTTAAAATTATGGATATAGCTGCGTTCCCGCAGAATCATACACATATAATGGGGCTGAAGTTGTAGCGCCATCAGGATATCTAAATCCACCAGTCGATGATCTAATTATACCCGCAACGTCGAATGTTGTATTTGGAGTCACGGTATTTACACCAACTCGACTTGCATTTTTCTGAATGAATAGCTTACCTGCTTGAATATTTAATACAGCCGAACTTATGGATACCGTATTACCAGTTAAGGTTAGTGTGCTTGCGGCAGAAGAACCTAGAACTGTATTACCAGAGACCGTAAGATTTGCATTGGCCGATAAAGCACCATTGATAATTGTTCTGTCTGTTACTACAGCAGGATCACCAAATATTGAATTACCAGCAACATATAAATTAGTGCTAATTGTTTGACGACCAGTATGAGCTATCAAGCCTGTAGTCGTGATTGTCTTAGCAGCAGCACCAAGTGTTGTATTACCAGAGACAGTTAAATTATTAGTTATTGTCTGACGGCCAGTAACTGTTACCAGACCAGTAATACCAGTTGTTTTTGCGGATGCGCCAAGAGTCGTATTACCAGTGACAGTTAAGTTACCGTTAGCATTTAAGATACCGTTAATTACGGTTCTTTTTGTCGCGGCACCAAATATATTGTTACCTGTAGAAGTCAGAAGTGTTGTAACTGTGGCCTTATTGGTTGATGTATTACCGGTGACATCAAGATTGGTGCTAATTGTTTGACGACCAGTATGAGATATCAACCCTGTGGTCGTGATTGTCTTAGCAGCAGCACCAAGTGTTGTGTTACCAGAGACAGTTAAATTATTAGTTATTGTTTGACGACCAGTGACCGTTAGCAGACCAGTAATACCAGTTGTTTTTGCGGATGCACCAAGAGTTGTGTTACCCGCAACACTCAAATTACCGTTAGCTGTTAATGCACCATTCACTATAGTGCGATTTGTTTCTACTGTAGCATCACCAAAAACTGTGTTACCAGATACTTCAAGATTTTGACTTATTGACTGACGGCCAGATAAAGCCAAATACCCTGTATGAGATAGTGTACCTGTTGTTGTTGGACTAATTTTTGTAGCATACAAGGTAGCAGCATTAGCTACTTGTAATCTATTAGAAATTAATAGACGCAAAGCAGTATTAGTTGATGTCAGACCAGTTTTAACATTGCTAATCGCAAGATTGGTATTAGCTAAGGCCGCACGTTCTATTGCTTTTGTCTGATATGTGGCCGCAGCATTAGCTACCTGCAAGCGGTCGCTAATAAGCGTGCGAAGCGCTGTATTTGTGCTTGTTAAATTATTCTTGACATTTGTGATAGCAAGATTGGTATTAGCAAGCGCGGAATTAAATGTGCTTAGTGATACACCACCTGCAGATTCATTACCCCAATATACTGAGGTGCCATTTGTTCTTAGAATCTGATTTGTGGTACCGGTTGAACCGTTAGCTATCACACCAGCAAGTTGAGTATTACCAGAGACTGTTAAATTTGTGCTAATTGTTGCGCGACCAGTATGCGCTAGCAGACCTGATGTTGTCGGATTGCTTTTTGTAGCATACAAGGTTGCAGCATTAGATACTTGTAATCTATCAGCAATTAATGTACGAAGTGCAGTATTTGTTGATGTTAAATTGGTCTTGACATTGCTAATTGCAAGATTAGTATTAGCAAGCGCCGCGCGTTCAATTGCTCTTGTTTGATAGATAGCGGCCGCATTAGCTACTTGCAAACGATCATTGATAAGCGTGCGCGTAGCAGTATTCTGTGCATAACGGCTTTCAATATCAACACCACCAACTCTAACCTTTGTGGCCTTAAGCTGTGATACGTTTAGATTTGCAGTTTCAAATGATGCATGATTGACATTAATACTACCTGCGCTAGGCTCTAGAGTATAATTACCAAACACATAGAAATCTTTGGTACCAGCATCACGGAAAATACCAACGTGATTATTGGTGACACCATCTTTTCTATAATGACCGTAGAAACCAATATCGCTGACATCAGCAGTATTATTATTTGCAAGCGCAATCAGATTATCTGAGGTATTGATAGTTGTCTGATTAACAAATGTTGTATTACCAGTAACTATCAATCTACCATTGATATTGACGTTAGCACTAAATGTTATAGCGCTTGCAACAGTTTGATTACCGCCTGCAGTCTTGCGAAGATATAGTGTAGCGGCATTTGAAACTTGCAGACGATCATTAACACCAGAATCGGCCCAATAGATTGAAGTTCCGTTGGTCTTCAATACCTGATTAGTAGATCCCATAGAATTGTTAGCTACAAGACCATTAAGTTGGGTATTACCAGATACTGTAAAGTTTGTGCTGATAGTAGCTCTACCAAAATGAGATAATACACCTGATGTTGTCGGATTACTTTTTGTAGCATACAAGGTAGCAGCATTAGATACCTGTAAGCGATTACTAATAAGCGTACGAAGCGCGGTATTTGTACCAGTCAGGTTTGTATTCAGACGACCAATTGCAAGATTGGTATTAGCAAGTGCCGCACGTTCAACGGACTTAGTCTGATAAGTGGCCACTGCATTGGATACTTGCAGTCTATCGGAAATTAACGTACGAAGCGCAGTATTTGTTCCTGTTAGATTGGTATTAAGATTACCAATTGCAAGATTTGTATTAGCAAGTGATGCACGTTCAATTGATTTTGTCTGATATATGGCCGCAGCATTAGCTACCTGCAAGCGATCACTAATAAGCGTACGAAGCGCAGTATTGGTTGATGTCAGACCAGTTTTGACATTGCTAATTGATAGATTA